GATGTTAGAGATCCATTCACATTTGTTCATCATATAAAAAATAAAGACGTAAGAAAAATTAGAATCAGTTTAATTATTGAAGCTCTCAGCGATACAGTTGATAAAGGTTCTGCTCCTGGTGAATCTGGCGATCTGGGTATGCAAAAACCAACAACAGTTGTTATCGCTGTTACACACGGTATCGAAGGTACAAGAAAAGTCACAACAAAAGAATATCCTATTACTGGAACAGTAACTTCTCCTTACGCTTACATGTTAGGTGAACCAGTTTCGCAATCAACTAGAATAGGTTCTGGAGCAGTGACTTCAAGCGGAGGAGCGACCACAACTACAAGCGCAACTCCAAGTTCTGGGGGTGCATCACCTAGACTACCTGGTTTAACCGCAGGTCAAATAGAAGCCGCTCAACCCTCGGTGCCTATAAATCAACCATAATTATAAATTTATAATGCCATTAGAAAAAACATATCAAGAGCTTTTGGCCTCAAAGATAAACCCAAGAAACCCTTCTGCGGTTTTACCTGTTATTTATAATTTAAGAAAAAAGTCTTTTGAGCCTTACGTTCCTACAGCAACAAATAGAATTATATTTTCTCCTGGTGTTGTGGGGGATGGAGCAACTGCGGTATTTGATGTTATTAGTCCTACAAGTTATACGAGAAGTCAAACTATTACTTTGTCTGGCACGGCAACTTATATATTAACAGATGGTACTACGTCTTATACAAAAGCAGCTACTAGTATAGTAGCTCAAATAGATGTTGGAATAACAAATGAAAATAGAAATTTAATTGGATATCAGCAAAGAGTTTTAGCTTCTGAAATAGGAGACAATGGAGTATTTTCTTTTACAATTTCAAGTGAAATTATGGAGAAATTAAGTATCGGCACTCATTATGTTTATATTGATGCCGCTTCTCCTGATAATGCGCCAGTTAGACTTTCTGCAAGCAGCACGCCTTCAAATCCAACTGATCCACTTTACTATACAAGAACCTTTACAATAACAGCATAAATTTTATTATATATAAATGGAACCGAACTCTACAGATCCAGATGAAGGCACAAGCAGCAGTGTTGATACCAATGTGGTTTCTCAGGCAACTTTACGCAATTCAAATGAAATTGAATTATTGCCTTCTGAAAATGGCAGAGACAGGTATGTTATAGTAGAAAAAAGAACTGCTGAAACAATTTCTCCTTTAGTAAAAAAAGAGGTCGTATTAGATGGTATTTACGAAGTAATAGATAGAAACTTTTCATATCCATATGTAGCTCACGTTGGTATGAAATTTGATTCAAGAACATTTGGTAACATGCCAAATAGAGAGTTTGATGTGAAAATGAAGAAGGTAAAAGTGCCTTCTAATTATTTTCCTATTGGTGGAGATGGTTTAGACAGAAGATATGTCTTTGCCAATCCAGATTATCCAGCAAACCCAAATAGTCTTGACGTTATATTCATGGTTGATCAAAACATGAATGCTCAAACTAAAGCTTTGATAAGAAGAAATTTGCAAGAAATGATCTTCAAATTAGTTGCTGGATATACTAATATAAGATTTTCTATATGGCAAACGGCTGCATCGGGAACTAATACGGTCGTAAATCAAGCAACCAATGAAACTATAGTTGGATTTACATATTATAATACGGCCTCGTTTGCAGAAATGGAAACTCCAGATTCTGCTGGAGCAAATCAAACAAATTTATTTAAACAATTAGACACTGCTCTAAGCACAGCCCAATTAAGTCCAGCAACAAATCCTTCCGAAACTAATATTGCCAATTTCTTTTTAAGAAAAAGTCAATTCAGTATAACTGATGAAGTAGGCAAGCTGTCAGAAGAAACCGTTCTTCAAAATCTTTGGAAAAATACAGTAAGAAAAGTCGTTTATTTTTCTGGATCAACTCCAGAAACGATGAGTTCCGAAACTTATCAAATTCTCTTGAACAGGGCAAGAGAAGCTGGAATTCAATTGTATTATTTAAATACAGACCCTGATCGTTCTGGGACAAGAACTCTCAGAGAACTCGCAGAAGACACTGGTGGTGCAAAATTTAATTTACTTTACGATTCTGATTCAAAACTACAACAGTTTTGCAATACAAACTTTTACGACAGTAATAAAATTTATTACGGAGATTGGGACGGTACTTTTAAAATTGCTTGGACAGATAATCCCGCATGGATTTTGTATGATATAATTACAGACTTTAATTATGGTTTGGGCAATTATATTGATTCCTCTTCTGTTGATAAATGGACTTTGTATGATATTGGTAGATACTGTGACGCTGTAGATGATGATGGCAGATTTAGAGGCGTGCCTGATGGTAAAGGAGGTCTTGAGCCAAGATATACATGTAATATTATTTTCTATAATAAAGATGAAGCCTATAATGTATTAAAAGATATCGCAGCAATATTTAAAGGAATTATCTATTGGAATACAGAAGGCTTTTCTTTCTTCGCTGACAAGAAAAAAGAGCCATTGGTTTATTTTGCAAATACTAACGTTAAAGATGGTTTATTTAGCTATTCTGAAACCGCAAAGAATAAAAGATATACTAGTGTAGAGGTAACTTATAATGACAAATTTGATAATTATAAAACTAAAGTCGAATTTGTCGAAGACGTTGACGGAATTTTAAATTATGGTTTGAATCCTTATAAAATAAATGCGGCTGGATGCACTTCACGATCAGAAGCTAGAAGAATAGGAAGATATGCATTAACAAGCTCTATATACGAGACAGATACAGTTACCTTCACTGCTGGATTAGAAGGCGCGTATTTACAACCTGGCGATGTATTTGGTATCAGCGATGAAATAAGAAACGTTGGCAGATCATTTGGTAGAATATTAGAAGTCAATGAAACAGCTAAAACAATTAAAATTGATGGTGAGTTCAACACTGGTTTAGACTCTGGAGTTTACATCCATGTGCCATCTGGTAATTTTTCTCTCTCCGATTTAAATTCTTTAACTGGAAGTGACGGTGGATTTACCGGAACTCTTGAACAAATTAGAGCCAGAAGACAAAAACAAACTAGAAAGTTTAATATTCATACGGTCACAGACGACACATATGGGGCCACTTTAACTTTAACTGGAGATTTCTTATTAAAATCAGGTATATTTGATGTTTATGCGCTTGAAAATAGAACTACAGGAGCTTCTTCAACGTACACGGGTATAACAACATTAACTGGTGTAGTTTATAACTTTCCTCCGCATACCGTTGTAAATGGAAATCCAAGGTGGGATACTTTGACTTTCTCTGGCATTTCTGGAGTGCTTTCTAATCTTGAAATAGATATTGATTTTTCTGGAGACGCTGGGACTGGATTATTAATATCTGCCTCAACCCCAAGTTGGGAAGGAATTATAACTGGTTTTAATAATATTAATTCAGACAGTGGAGATTTTGCTTGGACTGTCGCATCTGAAGGAAGATTAGAGTCTTATAACTCAGCTGTTATTTATAGATACAATAGTGGAGGCGCTTATGAGGCGTCTAACTTATTAGGCAATATTAATAGCATATGGTCTAACCCTGTTTATACTAACGCAAGTACTGGAGATGTTGTTATTGCTGTGTGGCCAAGTGGAACACTAGATTCTACAACTCCAAATGCAATATGGTCAACCGGATACGCAGCAACAGAAGTATTCAAATTGGGATTAGATACAAATACTAGCAAAGATAATTGCTTATATTGTGTCGCGCTAATTAAAGAAGGTTATCGTTTACTTGAAGCTGGTAGCAAAAGAGGTTTAGATTATCCTGGTATAAAATTTAATTATAGAGATTTGTTGGCTTATTCTAAGTTACGTCCATATTATACTTTTGTTCAAGCTGATTTCGGAAGCAGAGCAGAATCTATTTATGAAGATTGGAAATCTGGCAGAGATTATTCTGTTGGAAATATTGTAAAACATTATTCCGATACATATATCTGCACAAGATCTCATAAATCTTCTGAATATTTCAGCGAAGATTATTTAAATTCATTTACAAGGCAATGTGATATTGAAGCTGGAAATAAAAATATCGGATTAACAACTCAACATATCTCTGAGCTTGGTGGCGTTGCTGTTGGCATGTATGTAGCTGGTGCTGGAATTCCAGCAAATTCAAGAATAAATAGCATAACCGACGATCCAAGTAGCATTACTTTTCATATCGATAAAGATCCAACTGCTACGGCTAATAATGTAACAGTAACTTTTTCAAGCAGATTAGTGGGAGGCAACAGCTCATCTGCATCAAAATGGACTAGAGGAAATGAGGAAGGATATTATTCAGTTGGCTTGCCAAAAGATTTTTATGGTACAGGTAAAATTCCTTTAACAACACCTTTAACATCTAGTCTCGTATCTGGCGCATTTACTGCCCTCGGATTAGAAGTTTACGTTGGCACTGGAACTTTAGGACAATCGGATTTAAGATTATTACCAGAGTCTAACGGAATTGGATATAGTGGTTTAGTTTACGGCACTGGATACCCCAAAGGCGTTTATAGTTTAACTGTAGACACAAATCCTCAAAATTTAGATTTAATAAACGAAGGTTCTCTGTATGTTTTAAGCGGATCTGGAGTTGAACCAAAACTTTATAAAACTATTGCGAATAAAGAAGAAGAGGCTAACCAGTACGCTATTGTTGGCATAGAGTATTTAAACAATAAAGATGATTATATTGAAAAAGATATTTTAGATACCTCTCCAAGTTATTACGTTCAAGGGCCATACGATGTGGTTATAAAGCCTAATCCACCATCTGGAATACAAAGCATAAGTGGTATATCTGGAGCAACAAAATATACTGGTATTCAAGTGATATGGTCTGGAACAAACAGTCCAATTACCGGCTATAAAGTTTATGTTAGCAGGCCAGATTATTCAACAATAACAAATGAAACAGACGCGATTGTAGAAAGCTATACCATTCCTTCTGGAACGCATACATTAACCATTCCAATAACAGGTTCAGACGGTAATGATATTTGGGGCCAATATGATTTTAAAATATATTCGCAAGGCACAACATACAAATTACTTTGCACAGATCCGGTAGAAACTGGAATTGTTATGCTGCCTTCTGGTAATTTAAAGATTAACGGAACTAACGCATTAACTTCTACAATTCCAAGTGGATTTACAATTGATACAGCAGATCAAGACTCTGTAAAATATTCGATTGGTTATGCTGGTGGCACTTATACTGGAAATGGTAGAGGGAACTGGACTTCAAAAGATTTAGTTTTTAGATGGAAATACATTGATCCAACGGGCGGCAAAATGACAACTAAAGAGCAGATCTACGAAAATCCATTTGTTGATTTGCCTCAAAAAGTAACAGTACAGGTTTTAGATTCTGCTGGTCAAGTCTTAAAAGAAGAGAAGAATTATCAAGGGCTATCTTATAGAATAACACAAGCCGATAATGCTGCAATGTTTGATAGCTCGACTACTCCAGATTTTGTAGAGTACTCAAGAGAAATAGGATTAAGAGTTATTGTTACTGACAACACTAATTTGTCTAAAACAGGCACCTTCCAAGCAGTAAATCAATACCCTGGTTATTCTAAAATACAAGTCATAGACTCTTATCAAAACTCTCCATATTATATTCTATCTGGATATTATGGAAATAGAGGATTTACTGGATTGGCTGTTTGGAGTCCTGACGTAGCAAGTACAATTGGGGCTATAACAACAATTTCTGGTTCTGGGGTAAGAGATGCTGACGGTAATTTAATTAGAAGCGAAAGCGAAGATGTTCCATTAACATTCAGAGATATCTCTGGGGCATTTTCAACCGCTACATTCTACAATGGCACTGGATTAGCGGTAGGTACTAGAGCGGCGGTTTCAATTAATTTTAAAGGAACAGGCGAGCCTGATTATGAAAAATATGTTTATGCTTATGATGATTTAAAAGATCATTATGAAAAATATGTTGATAAATCAATTTCTGTATCACAATGGGGTGCGGATCACTATTCTTCCTTCGGTCAAAGTGAAGGAAGAGAAATTCCAACAAAGGAAGGAAATCCGCTAGGTATTTGTAACCTTCACGATATAAATCCAGCAACCCAGCCAAATAAAACAGGATTTTCTGGCATTGCATTCACAGTATTACCAGAAGACGTTTCAAAGGGTAAGATAATATTTAATTGCTTTAACGCCACTTCAAATAAAGATGTTTTCAGTGTTGATGTATATACTGGAGTTGGCTATACTGATATTATAAATCATACCGAAATGGAAGAAGGTAATTGGTACGAAATCGTTACTTTAGGCAGCAGCGTGAATTGGAGAACTATAGGTCATGATTCAAATACTCCAATATTAGGAAGCGAATTGGAATACAATGGAGAAACAATAGCTGGATCAAGTGCGACCGTAAAAAGAGTATTTAAACCTGATTTAGTTAATCATACTAATCTCTTTGGGGCGGTTTCTTTAACAGAAACAAGAAGTTATTTGAATGTGATTACTCTTGGAGAAAGATTGCCTACGGGACAATGGTTATACTTTAGATTCAGACCTTGGGACGACTATGGAGCAGGTTTTACTTCTAAAGTTGTAAGCGGATATTTAGAAAGAGAGCCAACAGAAGTTACATCTCCAATTGCAAATAGATATAACTTAGACGGAGGTAGAAATGAAAACGAACTTATCAGTATTCCTGGTAATACTCTAGTTAAAAACTATAAATACAGAATAGAGCAATTAGGCAATCCAGAAATAAACTGGGTCACAATTGGAGCAGATTCGGCTACTTTAAATTCTGAATTTATATATAACGGAGAAACTGTGTCTGGAGGTGGAACTACAATTGGTAAAGTTAAAAGAGTAGAAATTCCCTACGTTGTTCCAGAAAATCAAATAAATTCAACTAATCTTGTAACACCAAGAACAGATTCTTCGCTTGTATTGCCCACCGATATACAAGAAGGAAGCTCAATCATTCTGGTTAATAGAAGTCTTGAACATAACTTATACGTTGAAGACAGCAATGGAAATCAAATCTCTATAATCAGGCCCAATGAACGAGCCGAGATTATTAGAGATGATGTTGAATGGAGAGACGACAGAGGCTCCGTTCTATCGCTTGAGTAATTAGAATTTAATATCAAACACTGATTCGTCGATCTTGCTATCCACGCCTTTAACGTAAGAAGAAATCTCAGTCTCCTGTGGGGCGACTTGAATCTTCTTGCTATCATAGAAGCTATCTAACCATCCAGCAATAGGATTGCCCTTTGCGTTGTATAGCTTCTTGTATCCCATAGAAGTAAGACGATTATCAGCAAGCCACTCAACATAATGCTTGAGCGAATCAGCGGTGAGACCAATTAAACTACCCTTTGAGAAAAGGTAATCGGCCCAGTCTTTTTCTGCATCCACGGCCATACGATAAGCCTCGTAGATACGATCTTCATTCTTCTTAAAGATATCTTGGAAGCCTTCCTTTGGCTGATCACGGAGAATCTTCATGATGTTCTGAGTGATTGCAACGTGAAGGTTTTCGTCACGCGAAATTAAATTAATAATTTTAGCGTTTCCTTCCATCTTTCCGCGATATCCAAAGTAAAACGAGCAAGCGAATGAAACATAAAAAGTTACCCCTTCGGTGATCTGAGTTGAAAGGAGTGCATCGAAGATTTGCTGCCTTGGGTCATTGCTCTTGGTATTAAGCAAAGCGTCGTACTTATTGGAAATAAACTGCGCCCTCTTGACGATCTCCTTGTCATCTAAAATAGAGTCGAAGAACTTTGTAGCATCAGGATGGACGTTCTGCAAGATATATGTATAACTATTGCTATGAATAGTTTCAAAGAATGACCAAACATTCATGCAGATCTCAAGTTCTGGATTACTGACGTAATCAGAAAGAGAGTTAATGCTACGGGATAGCATTGAATCTGTCATAGTTTGGAAGCGAAGATTACTATCAAAAACAAACTTCTCTTCTGGAGATAGATTCTTATAATCAGCTGCATCCTTAGTAAGATTAACTTCCTGTGGTCTCCAGAAGAAATTAATCTGCTGATCGTAGAGATCATAGAACTTGGGATACTTTAAACGATCATATCTTTGGATCGCCAAATCTTCGCCAAGGAAGAGCGGTTGTTTAAGTGAGTCCACGTTTACAGTGTTGAGTACAGTTTTCATATTATTACATGTAGTTTCTACTGCGATCTTTTCGTCCTCCTGAGTGGTGAGGTCTATTAGTTCCTTGCCACATTTTCCATTCTTTAGTTGTAGGGGCTTTTAATTTCTTTTTTTGTTTTTCCGCCTCTAAAAGCCATACTGGTTTGTAAAGATCAAAAAGTTGATTAATATAGTTATCGTCAGCCGTTCTAGCTGATTCATAACCTTTATTGATAAGCCACTTTCGCTTTCGCGAAACACTGGCATTAGAGAGAAATTTATAGTCCATTTTTATAAGGTGCAAGCTCCACCAGCGCAGCCTTGGGTGTCGTCTTGCGGTTCTTCGGTTTTTGTTTCTTGTTTAATTTCTTGTTTTGTATGTAAAGCGGTTTGAGTGTCGCCGTCAAACGTATTTGTGTAGTAAAGATTTTTAATTCCGTACTTATAAGCCAGCATTAAGTCTCCAACAAGTTCTCCTTGGCTTGGAATTTTATTTTGATAACGAGTGGCGTTATAATAAAGATTAGTTGAAATACTCATGTCAACAAATTTTTGAAGAGCAGCGACTACCTTCAAATACCCCTGATTATTGGGCATTTCAAACGCGAGGGTATAATTATCCTTGTTATTTTTGATATGGGGGACCACAACTGGGATAACTCCAGCCTTTGAACGCTTATAAGAAATCAAAGAACGAGGAGGTTCAATCCCGTTAGTCGATGATTGAATAACAGAGCTAGACTCAACAGGCATCAAGGCAGTCAAGGTACTGTGACGCATACCGTGAGTTTTAATTTGCTTTCTAAGCTCTTCCCAATCACAGTGCAGTTTCTCAGTGACAAATTCATCAATATTCTTGCAATAAGTATCGATTGGCAGAATAGCTTTTGAGAACTTTGTTTCAGAAAACAAGGCGCATGGACCCTTTTCTTGAGCCATCTTAACTGAAGCCTTGATGAGATTATAACTCACAAGCTCCATGATAGCGGCGGCTTTGTTGGCGGCATTCTTGTCGGTATACTTGACGCCAATATTAGCAAGATAGCCAGCAAGATTAGTGACGCCAACCCCAAGACTGCGGCGATTCTTTGCAAAATTTGCAGCAGCAGGAACGAAATAGTTTTGATGATCAATCAAAGCGTCAAGCATACGAACAATAATTTCGCATACAGGCTCCATCTCGTCCTTTACAACCTCAAGAAGATTAACGGCAGATAAGATGCAAACGCCGATTTCTCCATTGGGATCATTCAAGTCCTTGATAGGCTTGAGCGGATGATTGACCTCAAGGCAAAGATTGCTGGTATCAACTTGGGCATTCCAAGAACCATGCGAGTTTGCATGATCAACGTTCATCAAATAAATGCGACCAGTTTCTACACGCTCTTTAGAGAACAAAAAGAAAAGATCACGCGCATTAATTGTCTTTTTAAATTTAAGGCTCTTGTTCTTTTCTGCCGCTTCATAAAGCTCCTTGAATTCTGGCATACCAAAGCTATTCCAAAGCTCTGGGACTTCGTGATAAGAAAATAAAGTAATGCTTTCATTCTTGACCAGACGATCATAGAATGTACGATCAAATCCGATGCAATAGTCGAGTTTGCGAACTCGGTTGTCGTCTGTGCCAGCATTATTTTTTAATACAAGAATATCCTCAATATCATGATGGAACCAAGCCATGTTTACTGTTGCAGATCCACCGCGAATACCATTTTGATGACAAGACTTAACGGTAGATTCAAACATCTTTAAAAAGGGAACAGGTCCAGTATGGCTAACCATGCCGCCCTTAACAGGTGCATTAACTGCACGGAGACGACTTGCGTTAATACCGATACCGTAACGATTTGCGGTAGCAAATCCAATGGCGCTATTATTCGCAAAGATAGAGTCAAGAGAATCGTCTACACTAAACAAAGCGCAAGACGCATAAGATTTGAGGGTAGTTCTCACTCCAGCCATAATAGGAGTGGGCAAATTAATTTTGTGCTGGCTAAAATAATTATAAGCCTTCTTGATATAGTTGGTCCGCTCTCCCTTATAGTCCTTAAATAAGGTCATTGCAATGAGCATATAAGCAAATTGCGGGGTTTCATAAAGCTTCTTATTAGTTCTATTCTGAACTAGATACTTTTCGCAAAGCTGCTTAATACCAGCGTATGTGAAATTAAAATCACGATCATGACGAAGGCATTCATCAAACTTATGGAATTCACGATCATCATACCATTCAAGAATGGCGGGATCATAAACTTTATTTTTAATATTATCTTTTACGAAATCAATAAGTTTTGGGGCATTCTTGCCTCCCCAAACTTCTTTACGCAACTGGTAATTTAAAAGACGAGAAGCAACATACTGATACTGAGGCTTTTCTTCGGAAATGAGTCCAGCCGCAGCTTCAATTAATGTGTTGTGGATATCTTTAGAGGATATTCCATCAAAGAAAGAAAGGTTCGCATTCATCGCGACTTCCTCAAAAGAGGTATCGTGAATTCCAGTGCAAGCCCATTCTAAAACTTTGTTAATTTTATCGGCGTCGAACTTTTCAATTTCTCCGCTTCTCTTCTTAACAGTCATTAATTTTTTCATAAAAAGTAAAATAGGGTAAAAGATATTACATATCAAACAGGAACTGCCAAACTAAAAAGTTTGGACAAACGATTATTCGTAGTTCTTTACAAAAGAAAGTGTATCTAGGCGAAATCCGTTAGCCATATAAAACCCTTGAAGTCTCGGATCTCCGCCATTACACATGTAGTTCATGGACAAAAAGTCAATCTTTTTTTCGACAATAATTTTCTCAACTTCTTGTAGAACTCTAAATCCTCCAAACATAGTTGGATGGGTTGAAACCCATACAATCTCATTCAATCCTGTTTTGCCGCAACTCCAATCTTTCGATATAATTCCAGCAAACAAAGACACAGGCTGATCTTTGTCGAAGTAACAAACTATTACCGCATCATTTTTAAATACTAATAAAAGCTGAATGAGCTGATTCTCTAAGTGGTCAAGATCCCAACGACCAGCTACATGACCTTGCTTATCAAGAATTTTTTTAAGCCCCTTGCTATCCTTCATTTTTTGAAGGATAGGCTTGAGGGCTAAAGTACTTATAATTCTTTTGACCATTACTTAATAAACTTCAGTAATGCGCGAGCTTCTTTAGCTGGAATATCTGACCATGTTTTCCAATTTGCAGCATCTTCATTTTGATAAGACTCTGCCTTCCAAAGCTCTCGTAACCAAGATTTAAAATCGCTAAATCCACCGCCGATATTTTCGGTAAACTTCTTGGAAAGAATCCCTTGCGGAGAAATGTCGGCAGATCCGTCTATTGAAGAAGATGCTGCTTTAGCTCCATTTCCTTTCGCAATTTCATCTTCTCCAACAATATGAATGCCTAGATAGTTTCTCACGGTACGCACAAACGCGCGATTTGCAGCGATAGTTTCAAGAAACTTTTGACCAAAGCCATCTGTATTTTCAAAAGTTGCATTTGCAACATCCATAGACGAGATAGAATTCCAATCATCTTCAATTGAATTAACGTTTGTTTCGAAATTGCTGATCCAATCAATAGTGCAAGATGCGACTACATAATCTCTTTCGAGCTTAGGAAATTGGAAAAGGACTCGGGAATATCCACGCAACTTTGCAACCTCTTTGATTCCTCCAAGCTTAATTAAAAGCTGCTCGTCTCGCAGATCAGTAGCTGATTCTGGAACTGGTTGGTTCCTACGATTGAACCAATCCTTATTTGGATAAAGATGAGCGGGATTAACCATTGCGCGCCAATTGACGGTGCCATCTTTATTAAAGATATAATTTACTCCATTGAGAAGCCCGCGTTCATCGCGAACTGTTGGTTTGGTAGTTTGTGTTTTTTCGCTCATCTTTTAAAAAATAGAAGTGTGGAGACTCTTTCCAGAAGTCTGGATCATCGACTATTTTTGAGTACTTGTCAAGCTTTGGTAGATCTTTTTTCCAGAAAAATTCACAAGCATAAATTTTACCATTAGAAATAAAAACCTTTTCAGAGGAAAAGAGGCACGCTTCATTTATTTCGTCAATATTTTTAATATCTTCTTTAACGAAAGCCATTTCCTTTTCTAAGGAGAAATCAAAAAACCTTTCTGCTAATTCGCCCCATTTCTCATTATCTTTGGCAAAAAGAGAAATTTTAATTCCTAAAGACTTTAGCTCCTCCAAATATTCAATAGTAATTCTTTCGCTAGCTTCTATTGTGATCGCTTGAATTTTATTTTTAATCTTATTGATGCATGGAATAGATATTTCTTTATCAGTAATAATATTTAAATGAGAAATTTTTGAGATTATCTCTAATATTTTTTCATCAAAATGCAAATCCATTCTAATGTTGCAAAGTTTATTTTTAATAAAGGACGGAAACCGAGGTTCATTTGGGACGATTTCTATAACTGAATCATGATAGTGCTTGCCGAAATGTAACGTTTTAACTTTATTTAAATCATTTATTACGCCAAGCTGATCTAAAACATTTTTAGCAATAATTTCTGGCTTTATTGTATTAATTTTTTTATTTTTCTCCATCAAAGAAAAAGATGGCTTGCCATATTTTTGCCAATCAACTTCAATTATAGACTTATTTTTTTTGTCGCCCCAAATTGGATAGCAATTCTGAGCGTAACAATACGAATATAAAGAAACTATTTTTTTATTGTAGAACCCAGCTAAATGAGTGGATAAACTGTCTACGCCAAGATACAAAGAAGAATTTTTGATTATGTAGGCTAATTGACGTATAGAAGTCTTTCCACGAAGATCTTCGTCAACTCCTTCAACAGTTTGATCTGAAGGGAGTCCAACATGAACAATTTTATAATCAGAACAGTATTCACGAATAAAAGAAAATACTTTATCCCAATAATCATATTGCCTTGAATTGCCTTTACCGCTGGTTTGAAATACAACGTATTTGTCTAGAACCATTGGATAATACTGCTCTAAAATAAACGGCTTATCAATTTTTACCCCACAAGATAGGGCATAGCGATCAAGAAGATGCATGTTAATTTCTAGTATTTAATTGTATTAAATCTTTTCCGTTGTGTTGATAATCAAACATTTTTTGCGTTCCTAAATGTGGGAAAAACGCTATATCAAAATAGCCTTTATGTTCTCCATGACCTTCCATAGTTAATAGATTTTCCATTTGTGGGCTATAAAGCAAAACTTTATGAATATGAGGATTACCGTCAAGAATATTAATG